TAAGTCAGAGCTGTGTAAGAGATTTGTTCCATCGTTTTGGTTTACTAAAGGTCATATTAAAGAGGACCCAACTAATTTTGATAAATCTACAGTAGGCATGGCTATAGTAGAAATGGATGAAGAAGGTGGATTAGACAAAACAAGTATTAATGTTTGGAAGAGTTGGGTAACAGATCCAATTAGCAAATACAAAGTGTTCTATCAGACAAAGGAATTTGCTTCGTATTTGAAAAGATGTATTGCTATAGTAACAACCAATAATTGGCATCATCTTAATGATCCTACTGGCAATACACGTTGTATTCCTATTAGATCAAATCTGCCTATGAATGTATTTGTGGATTTAGAAGAATTTGAAAGAGAGTATCCACAAATATTATCTCAAGCAATACACATGTATGATAGTGGAAAGCTGCCGTTTTTGAATAATGGCGAAATGGAGATACAAACTAGTCAAACTACAGATAGAGAATTGGTTACGACAGAGTATGAATGGATTGAGGCATATTTTGATGGTGTAAGTGGAAATGTCAATAATATGGAGCTAGCTAAGAAAGATGGAGTTAGACACGAATTTATTACGTCGTGGTTACGATCTGAAACAGCATTCAATACAGATTTACCAAATGATTTTACTAGACACAAAAGCAAAATGGATACCGCTTTACGTCGTTTCGGTTTTAGATCGGAAGTTCGCAATATTGAAGGAACAAATCAAAGAAGATGGTGGTATTTCAAGTAAAGAACATACTCCTGGCGGGGGGGATAACGCATAATAACGCATATGAAAATTTAGCGCGTTATCGAAATGATGTGGTGTAAGTTATTGTATTCTTTATTATTTTTTATTACTATAACGCTATAACGCTATAACGCTATAATATAAAAGAAGATTATAAAAACGGAATGCAACTATATATTCCCTATAAGAAGTATAGGAAGTTCGGCGTTATTCGTTATTTTAGCGTTTATCGTTTATAATCAAAGACTTACGTGCGTTATTTAGTGCGTTACGGGCGTTACGGCGCGTTACGGCCAGGAGCACATAGCTATGCTTGAATTGAAATTAGCCCAAACATTCGACAATGCATTCAGCTGTTATCAACTATGGAAACCAAGTAACAGGCAAGCTGGTTGGCCAGATAGAGGCATCCAAATCAATGATAGCAAGTTCATTTGGTGTGAACTAAAGACAACATCATTACGTAAAGATAACACAATTCAAGTATCCAATTTCGATCAAGCACAAGCAGCATTCATGTTCAAATGGCAAAAGGCTGGTGGACATTGCTTTCTGTTAGTTGCGATCCACACCGGCCAGGAGGATGTAGGATATGCTATCATCACTCAACTAATGCCCAATTATTGGTTATCATTGAACAAACGTATATTGCATATGGATAATTTAAGTTTGTTTGCCGAAACGATAGATGATGTTACATATTGGTTTCGAACAGTTTACGATAACCGATAAAAGTAACGCTCGAAGGCTTACTTCAGAGTTACTTTCCTTTACGGTAATAGGAGTCGGATAACTCGGAAGCGGAACGATGTCTGATTTTGAAATAACATATCACGAATATAAATTTTTCGCGAGGGGCTTTACTTACGATCGAAACGCGAGAATACTACGTCGTGGTGCGAAAGTATGTAAATCATAAAGCACAATTTCATGTATTAGATGATGCTTTTGACGATCCAGAATTGTTATATTGGTGTCCTAATGAAGTCATAATAAAGATGGATAAATTCAAACAACCATCGTGTGCCACTAAAGAAAATATACGCAAGTTAGATAATCTGATACGTGCCTCAGCGTCCAACTCAAAAGGAACCACCAATGCGTAAGTATGTAGCAGCTATTCTTACGTTGTTTGGTTTGACTTTGCCCTTTGCAGCCAATGCTGCATTGATCGCATCGTTCAGCCAAAATCCGTCGGCTACACCTACAGTATTCGCCACCGATAATGGCGTAACAACTAACATTGCGGTTAATAGCGCATCCACCGCTATTACCACTGGTGCCAGTGGTGTTATTCCTAATGCTTTCTTCAGTCTGGCAGCGAACAGTGTTGGTATAGCGACACAAATCGGCAGTCAAATAATCGAACGTTTCAACGGCAACTTCTGCTTTACCAGCGCCATTGGTTGTGGCGGCACCAATTACTTGAGCGGAATTTTCACCGATGCAGCGTTTGGTGCGAATGGTGGTCCGGGTTTGACGGTGAATGTCAATAATCCACCTGATACTCTGACACTAACATCTGGCGTATTGCCGGCCAGTAGCCTTCAGCCTCCTTCGACTTTCAATATTAGTTTCGCTGATCTTGTGCCATTGCTGCATATCAACGGCACTACTATTGGTGGATTTACCGCTGATTTCGCCGGTAATATTTCATCGTCAGTAGCTGTAACTGAACCTGCTGCTCTTGCCTTGCTTGGCCTTGGTGTTCTTGGACTAGGATTTGTTCGCTATAAGCATAAAGGCAATAACCACAACTATGCCTGATGGTTTCGATCCTGGTCGTGAACTACAGCGTATCCTCACTCTTCAAGAGTTGATGAGTGAGTGTAGGGCACGCACGCCAACTATACTTGCGTTAGCAGACCAAATGCTAACGGACCCTGAGCTTTCTCCCGACACGAGGCTCAGGGTCATGGAGTTTGTAGTTAATAGAGGATACGGCAAGCCTAGACAGCATGTAATTGTTTCTGATCCGAATGATCGGCCAGCCGCTACCAATCCAGTCAAAATATACATACCTGACAATGGTAGAAACCCAGCGATGGGCAGGGTGATAGATCAAGACGGCGAAGTAACGAATGCTTGATGATCTTGGTTTCTTCAAAGATGCTTTAGGGCCGCAGCCTGGTCCTCAAGAAGCATTTCTATCAACTGTAGCAGACATTGCTATATATGGTGGTGCTGCTGGTGGTGGTAAAACTTTCGGATTGTTACTTGAGCCGATCAGACATATAGATAATCCTCAATTCGGCGCAGTAATATTCCGTCGCGATGCTACTCAAATCACCAATGAAGGTGGTTTGTTTGATACTAGCTTCCAAATATATCCTGAGGTATATGGAAGTCCAAAACTGAGCCCATTCAGATCATGGGTGTTTCCGTCTGGTGCCAGTATAACATTCAACCATTTACACAACGAAAAGGATATTCTCAATTGGCAGGGTGCCCAAATAGCATTGATCTGTTACGATGAACTAACACATTTTACTGAGAATCAATTTTGGTATATGTTGTCTCGCAACCGTTCTACTTGTGGTGTTCGACCATACATTAGAGCAACTTGTAATCCTGATGCTGATAGTTGGGTTGCTCAACTAATTGAATGGTGGATTGATCAAGAGACAGGCTATCCCATTCCGGCCAGGAGCGGTGTTGTTCGTTGGTTTGTAAAACTTGATACTAAGATACATTGGGCTGATTCATCAAGAGAATTGTTACTTGAACATCCAGGAACGTCACCGAAATCATTTACGTTTATTGCCGCTACCCTAGCCGACAATCAAAAATTACTTGAACTAGACCCTAACTACAAAGCCAATCTACTGGCAATGAACCGTGTTGAGCGGGAAAGATTGCTCAACGGCAATTGGAAAATCAAACCAACAGCTGGTTCTTATTTCCCGTCGCATTGTGTGAATATACTATCAGCTGTTCCTACCGATGTCAAAATATGGGTGAGAAAATGGGATCTAGCTGCTACTGAACCTAGTGAAGTGAATCCAAGTCCAGACAGTTCCGCTTCAGTATTAATGGGAAGGAGGGAGAATGGCAGATTTGTAATTGCTCATGGAACTAATATCAAGAAAGGAGCGCATGTTGTAAGAGAGATCATCAAAAACATCGCGGCGCAGGACCGGAACAATTACGGCCGGAGAGTGATTATTGCTCTCTCAATAGACCCTGGGCAAGCAGGGAAAGAACAAGCAGCCAGCTTGACAACTATGCTTGCTGGATATCGTGTTACTTCTGTTAGAGAAACAGGACCAAAGGAGACTAGAGCAGAACCGCTATCAGCACAATGGCAAGTTGGTAATGTGGATTTGGTTGAAGGACCGTGGGTGAAAGATTACTTGAATGAGATGGAATCTTTCCCGTCGCCTGATGCACATGACGATTATGTCGATGCTAGTAGTGGTGCATTTCTTGAGTGTATATCTGGTGCCGATAAACAAGCAGCATGGAGGGCATTATCAACGTAGTTGCTAGACGCGATGGCTTCCAAAATGTCATGTCTGGTCTTAATACGACCGGACTTGATCGCACATCCAACACGTTCTATCGCAGTAACAATTGGCGTCGTGGTCTAGAGCGATACTGGTCTAATCGTTTCTCACTATATGACTATGGTGATCTATACTTGAACAATGGTATCGTTCAGAAGATCATTGATAGACCATCCGATGATTGTTTTCAACAAGGTATCATAATAGAGGGGGATGAGGAAGGCTCTATTGAAGATGAATATGATCGTCTATTTGTATTGCCGAAAATGGCTGATGCTGTTCGTTGGTCTAGACTATATGGTGGAGCAGCCATACTAATCATCGCTAAGGATGGTGGAACATTTGATGATGAATTGAACTATGACGCGATTGATACTGTAGAAGAACTACAGGTTTATCCACTACCAAGTATTAAGCCTACTGAAATTGTCTATACTGCTTTTGATACTGATGATGTCAAGAAAGTCGGGCAACCGATGTTTTACGACATTACCGCGCCAGGAGTTCAAGCCTTTAGAGTTCATGAAACTAGACTATTGCTAATGTCTGGTGAACCATTACCTGACCGATTTGTTCATATGCAATCTATGAATTGGATTGGTCGCTCTATCATCACTGGTTGTATAGAAGACATTTCGCGATACGATCAAGCCTTACAGTGGTCAATAAGATTACTTGAGCGTAAGCAACAAGGCATCTATTCCATGGAAGGTCTAGGTGAATTGTTCGCTCAAGAAGCAGATGATTTGGTTTCTAAACGGATCAATCTTGTTGATCTTGTCCGTGGCAATCTCAACAGTGTCGTTGTTGATAAGAATGATGCTTATACTATTGAGAACCTTGGGCTCGATGGCGTTCAATCTTTACTACAAGAATACCAAGTGGCGATTTCCGCTGCGGCCAACATTCCTGTAGTTATACTATTTGGCAAGTCCACCACTGGACTCAATGCTACTGGTGCTGGTGATCTGGAGTCTTATTATGGAATGGTTGGACATATCCAGCAAGTTATCGCCAAACCAGTATTGGAGAAACTGACCGCTATACTATATGTCCAGCGAACCTATACTGGACAACTACCGGACACTTGGCATATTGAATTTAATCCGCTATGGCAAGCATCAGATCAAGAACAAGCGACCGCCAATAATCTAAATCAGCAAGCCAATAATACTGAAGTAACGATGCTGATGACTCTGATGAATGGAGGAATTATTTCGCCAGAAGAAGTGCGTAAGATTGTAGTGAATAAATATAGCGAATATGATTTTTCAGATGAGATACCTGATACTGCCGTTTCTTCTATGGACTATGCTGCTGATATAGATACATCGCAACTAGATGTTCCGCAAGATCCAAATAAGCCGGCGCCAGCAGCATGAGTAACGAATGGAAACGAACTGAATGTAGACGCGGCCACAAATACGTGGAAGGTTCGTGGACATGGACTACAACAGGCAATAGAGATTGTAAAGAATGTAAGAAGATACGTGAGAAAAATAAACAAGTAAGAGTCAAGTTTAAAACACAATTCAGCAAAGATGCTGCTAAGTCGAGGTTGGCTAATGGCTGATTATGTTACCAGAGACGAGTTTAATGAATTGGAGGCGCGGGTAACTGTGCTTGAAGGTGGTCAGCCGCCAGTAGCACCACCTAATCCTATCACTAATGGTATTCAAGCGAAACGTATTGCTTCGCTAATTGGTTTGTTTGGCGTAAATACTTTTAGTTCGCTAGACGAACATAACCAATGGGGATCATGGCCAGCGGATTATCGCCCTGATAGTGTTATTACTGCGTTACAATATATCCTTGGTGATAGTGGTCACGCATTTCGTATCCGCGAATATCATTACGCTGGACGCGAAGATATGCAACGCGATTGGCTAAGTCAAATTGTTACTGCTATACCTGGCACTGAAGTAACGTTATGTGTTGGTGCTAATGGTTCAACTAACGATGTTCCATCTATAATCAGTTTAGCTGCCGATCCTGAATGTGGGGTTAAATGGATCGAAGGATTGAATGAACCCAATACAAATTTCGGTAGTGGTGAAGTTCCATTTGAT